TTGAAGATACCATGAAATTCTTCATCGTGTTTTGCGTAACTAATCATAAGCTTTTACTTTTACGTCTATGATTTCATAATTAAAATTTTCTTCATTATATACTTTGACTCTTTCCATTAGATGATTAAGAGTATAGTTATTACCCCTATCAGTGGAAATATCATCAGCAATATCATAAAGTGTTGCTTGTGACTTATTTTGTCCTTTCCTTAGAACTCGACCAATTGATTGTAGGTTACGAACTCTGGACTTAGAAGGAGAGGCAAAAATAACGTTGTGTAATCTTTTGATGTTAATACCTGTTGAGAATGTCCCGTAAGATGCAACGATAATTGCATTATCAGAGGATTCAGTTAAACGCCTTACCTCTTCTCTATCATCAACATCGACACCACCATGTACAAAAAATACAGGTCTGTCTGTACCACTATTTATCAAGTTGTAAAGAGGTAGTCCATGTCGTTCTACATAGTTGAAGAGGACAAGCGTGTTACCCTTTAGATCTCGCGCAAGATTACGGATAAACTTGTTCCTACCTTCGTGTTCTACAAGGTAACCGATCTCATCTTGGTATCCTTCAAAGAGTTGTTCTTCATGTTTTAAGAGAACAATCTTAACTTTGAGTTTAGCGATATGACCCGCTTCCATAAGTTTCTTTGTTCTGGTAACCTGTGAGCATCTACCGAACACTCCTTCAAGGACCAATTGATTTACATTTGCACCATCTAGCGTACCCGTAAATCCAATACGATATTTACACTCATGCAACTTACTCATCAAGGAAGTCAAAGATTTAGCTTTGAATTGGTGCGCCTCGTCACCGATCACAACATCAAACCTGTCAAACCACTTTCTAGGTTCCTTGTAAATAGACTGCCAAGTGGTAATTATCACGCTATGTTCCGTGTATTTGTCTTGCCCCGCATATATTTTGTGGCAGTCTTTGGTAGCCATCCATCCGTATTCTTCAAAGTCTTTGTACATCTGCTCGACGAGAGAAGTAGTCGGCACCACGATTAATACATTTCTCCCGACATTAGTATGGAATCGAACCAATGCATAAATCATTAACGATTTGCCTGATGCTGTGGGCGACAGGAGCAACCTTCTATTATGCTTCAGTGCTTCGTAGATCGCTTTATATTGATAGTCCCGTACCTTCAGACTCGGGGGTAGGCGCAGTGATTTTACAAAACCTACAACCGACTTGGGAGTAATCATAGGGTTGTCCGCTAACGGATGACCAAAATATTTGTCATCTTCTACTGTGTATCGGTATCCTTTCTTCTCTGCCCAATCTAAAAGATATTCAATGAGACCACAATAGATCTCACCTGTTGCTGGTGAATATAAACGAATCTTTCCATCCCATCCTCTGTACCTTCTAGTCTTCTGCATATACTTAGCAGACTCTACTTCAAAAGTAAAAAAGTCTGCTAACTCATAATGAAGATGAGACTCCGCCTCAACTTTGAGATATACTTCATTCTTCTTACGAATAAGGAGGTCCATAAAACCATGCTACAAAAGATTCACGTTGTCCTGAAGTGATAGGGCGAACCCTGTGCCATTGATCACCTTGGAAAAAAATAGCAGACCCAGATTTCAACTTGAATGTTCGGAATCTTGGATCTGTCTCTGGTTTATATATCTCCAAATCAAACTCGCCTCCTTCGTAGTCGTCATTTAGGAAGAGAGTCATACTTATTTTTCTTACTAATCCTTTTACTGGATGAGGATGCTGATCTACATGCCAGTCATAAAAATCCCCTACACCGTACTTACCATACTGTACTGCTTCCATACCAGTAATATTCAAGTTCCAACGTGCTTGTTTATTAACTGATTTCACCATACGCAAAAGCATGGATAGAAGTTCTCTGTCTCCCACCCATGCTATCTCTGAACTTCTATTGTCTTGTATTCCGTTATGAACGTGTCCTCTAGACCAATTATGATTCTCTGAAACTACTCTGTTGACAATTTGCATTGCCGCTCTGTTGAATACAACTTCTTTGTAGTAGAGACCGTAGTTCATTAGAATCCATTCTTAAATTTTTCCCATTCAATTGCATTCTTGATTTGGAAGTTGCGGTTGTTGATCATCCGCAAGACACCTTCAAGAAAATTTAGAACTGTCTCTATGTAGTCAATCTTGTATTGTAGTTTAACTACATCCTCATCAGCATCAATAAACATAGAGATCTCTTCTTTAGTGGTAAGTTTGAGATCAAACGGCATCTCTTTATACTTCTGGGCAGGTGCCTTACCCTTGTAATATAACCATTTCTCTTTCGTCATTCGACGCATCTCCAACTCACGTTCTTTCTTCATCAGTGAGAAGGTATTGAAAAACTCCATATATCTCATATGAAGTTGTGGGATTTTAGTGGATTCTTCACAGTATAGATCACCATCGATCTTACTATCTTTCTTCCACATCTCCTGTAGTTGTTCTAAGTTCATTACGAAAATAATTCAGTTTCATTTTAAAATGTTAAATTTTTTAAGGACATATAATGTAAGGGCAGTCCAAAAAATAATTTCAAGTGCGTAATTGGTCATCTGCGTTTTTGTGAATTCTTATCCCTGACTTCAAAGATAGTATACTTGAAAGTACAGGTTGCTGAGAAGTATTCATTATCACCACCAGTCACATCAAATGATAGCGTTGATAATTCTACTGGGAATAAATCTTTGAACACAACGTCAAAGTTTACTCGGTTGTTATTGTTTAAAACTTGGAGAGTTGCATCAGAAAATCTAGGATCTTGTGATGGATCATCTCTATGGATTGATCTCCATCTACCTCTCTCTGATAACTCCTGAGGAGTACCTAATGCTCTCATCCAGTTATGGAGCTCCATATAGTTTCTAAGATCTTCATCCACAATAAATGTGATGGTAAGATCTCCATACCGCATGTTACCTTCTACGGGAATGGGGACAAGACCTCTGGTTGGAATGTTAACCTCACCTAAAGTCATTGTTGGGATCTCTGCTCTCTGGCACAAGAATGATGCTTTCTTTGCTTTATCGAGAAGAAAGATAAACCCGATAGGTGAAAGATAGTTCTTGTTTGTGAGTTGATCGTTATACCAGTTTGCCATTTGTTTAGAGGTTAGCGTTTTCTACCCAACCAGTTGCGATATATTTGTCTCCGCTGAGAGGAGGATTACCTCTGTGGGTGTGTGTAAACCCAGCAGGCCAAATTAATAATCTTCCTTTGATTGGTGTAAATCTTTTACCAAGGTACAGAAATTCTGTTTCTCCACCTTCCTCAACATCATTGAGATACATCATGTGAGCAAGAACTCTTTTGGTGCAACCAGGCGCACTATTTTCAGAGTGCCAAGCATGATATCCTTCAGACTTACGAGTTCTTTGAATATTGAGATATGCAGATTGTAATTTATACATCGTGAGACGTTCATACTTACCAGCATATTCATTCATACACATGTTCAAAACTTGATTGTACCGTTTCAAGTACGTTGAGTTTAAGTCTTTATCAATCATGAAAGACGACACTTCTGGTGGAGCGTTGCCTTCATCCATGAAATAATCAATGGGTAAACATGCATCTCTTCTGGTATCAGCAAGTTTTTGATTGTTAGAAGTAAATCCTCTTCTATCAAATGCTACACCAGTTTCTTTGCAATGTGCAAAGTATTCAATAAAATCAGTTGGATCAAATTCAGTATCAAAGATACCAATAAAATCCTCAAAGTGAATGTCAGTAATCATAATTAAGAGTTGGTAGAGTTATTTAGTCATCAGACAAACATGCCATGATCCTTACAATAGTGTAGCGTATCTTTCAAGTCTCCGATATGTTTAGCACCAAGAGCAACTTGAGGATACACTGCATTTTCTCCAAATTCCTGTTCAAATGCTCTCTGTGTAAAGTGTTGATCTAGTTTGTATTCTAGAAATTCTCCTCCTAATGATTTAAGTAGGGATGCAACCCTCTCACATTCTTGACTGCCGTTTGAATAAATTACTGCTGTTAGTGGAACCATTAGTCGCGTTGCCTCCAATCGTCGGGTTTGTCTCTATTGAACCAATCTACAATATCATCAGCACCTTTGAACCCCGTTTTATGATTGGATGGGTCGGGGTCTCCTAGTCCCATCCTATTCAGAAAATCATCTGTAGTTCCTTCTTCAATACCAGCAGACTGACGACGTGCCTGCTTTAACCAGTCGCGGGCAAGTGTGTGTCTTTTGGCAAGTTTCTCTGCCCAGATCATGTCCTCTAGGGGGACTTCTTCGTTGTTAGCGATACACCTACAAATGGACTCCAAGCGGAGTCGATACGCAGTCGAGAGCATAAAATACACCAGATACAGT